ACAACACAAAAATTGTTGCAGTAGAGCAATCTCGGTTTGAGACTGCGCCTAATTTTGGCGAATGGATTGAAGTGCCAAATAGCGAAAATCCGCAAATTGGAATGAGTTATGTTAATGGCGCAATAGTTTATCCAGCGCCGCTATCATATAGCCAATTAAGAGAACGTGAATACCCATCATTCGCAGAACAATTCGATACGCTTTATCACGGCGGCTATGACGCCTGGAAGGCGCAGATCGATGCAATCAAATTGAAGTATCCTAAGGTTTAATGATGAATGAAACAGAAGCACGTTTAAATAGTCACGAGGCGGTTTGTGAGCTGCGCTATGATAGCATTTGTGCAAGGTTAAAGCGCCTTGAACAGATCCTATTAGCTACTACTGCATTTATTATTGCCACGCTAATTGCGATTGTACTGAAGTTAAATTGATGTGGCGGACGAACTTGGACTATTAGCCGGGGCTAAAGGACTTAGCGAAGGGATTGCCACTGGTAGAAAAGCCGGTCAGGAGATTGCAAAGAATATTGAAGATGCCCAAAAAGAAGGCATTGAGTTAGCAAGAAAAAAGACGTTAGATCATATCCGTGAACGTAAGGAAGCGGAGCTTAAAAAGCAACGGGCCATCTTTAAAGCCCTTGACGAGTACCGACAACGAAAGGTAATTAGTGATGAAGAACATCGTCTTAAAACTGATTTCATTAAAAAGTATGGCACAAAAGAGTGGGAGCAAGTTCTCAGAATTAAAACAGACATTGAAAAACTGGAAAGAGAAGATCAGCAGTTTTTTAACACGGAACTAAAAAAGGTACGGTTAGTCCAATGGTACTGTTTCCTTGCAGCCTTGATCGTAACCTTGTGGCTAAAATTTATTCTAGGCGTAATATGAAGGACGATGACGACTTTAATATGTTTATGTGGGCTTGGGTTGTTGGAACTTGTTGGATAATCTTTGGTTTTTATTTAGCTTGGGGATCTTAAATGGATGCATTATTAGGAATACTTAAGGGCGTTGCCCCTGTATTAGCAACTGCAGTTGCAGGACCTGCCGGTGGAGCTGCCGTAGGTTGGATCGCGTCTAAGTTAGGTATTCCAGACGATACAATCGAAGGGGTTACTCAAGCCCTGACCGGGAACCCTGAGATGGCCATGAAGCTTAAGGAACTAGATCTTGAGTATGCCAAGTTAGATGCCCAAGACCGTGATTCAGCTCGTAAAGCTTATGCTGCCGTAGCTACCAGTGAATATGCTACTAAACTAGAAAAGTCCGTTGTTCCTGTTCTAGCCTTAGGCGTGGTTGGTATTGCGTTCTTGTTGATCGGTGTCTTAATGTTTGTCGATACTCCGAACGACCAACAGCAACTAGTTATCTTTGCATTAGGCTTTATCACAAGTGCTGCGGGCCAGGTACTTTCTTTCTATTTTGGATCTAGTCAAGGCTCCAAGGACAAGGCCGAAGAGATTAAGGGAATGATTAAAAAATGACGAAAATAACAGAACACTTTACGCTTGAAGAGCTTACTCATACTGACCATCGGCAATTTGATAACACGCCAAACGAATCAGAGTCCAAGAACCTTGAACGTTTAGCCCTGTTACTTGAGCAGGTTAAGGAGATCCTTGGTGGCAAACCCATCATGATCAACTCAGCTTTTCGCTGCAAGCAAGTCAATGATGCCGTAGGATCAAAGGACACTAGTCAGCACCGCATTGGTTGTGCTGCCGATATCCGTGTACCAGGGATGACGCCTGACGAGGTAGTAAAAGCAGTCATTGCTTCTGGTATTGGATATGATCAGATCATTCGCGAGTTTGACCGCTGGACACATATCAGTGTTCCAAACACCGTGGATACCGCGCCTCGTCGTCAGGCATTAATCATTGATAAAGCAGGAACCCGTGCATTTTCATAACCAAGGAGTTAATCATGGCAACTAAGAAGAAACCAGACCCAATGAAGCATCGTGAGAAAAAAGGTCCACATAAAGAAGGCAAAAAGATAGATCTTATGGCAACTAAAGGCGAAAAGAAAGTAGCAAAGGTTATGCGTGAATTTAAAGGTGGTACACTTCATTCTGGCAAAGGTGGTCCTGTAGTTAAGAATCAAAAACAGGCCGTAGCAATCGCCTTATCAGAAGCTAGGAAAGCCAAGCGCTAATATCCTCACCAAGGACTTGGGCAGCAATGTTCTTCTTTGCTCTCAAGGCCTTGATGATCTTCTCATCAATCGTACCAGCTACGGTAAGGTCAACATAGTTCACTGACTTGGTTTGACCGATCCGGTGGGCACGGTCCTCTGATTGTAGTCGATGCTCAAGGTTATAACTATTTGAATAGTAGACCACGGTCGTTGCTGCGGTCAAGGTAATACCATAGCCTCCCGTCGACGGGTTACCTATAAAGTATCTTACACTGGGATCCTCTTGGAAACGCTTAACTGCATCAGACCTATCATCTGTACTAGTGTCGCCAAAGTAACTAACCACGGACTGCGGACCATAGATCTCCTTTAACTTAGCTTGAATGGTCTTGATGTCTTCTACATACGTAGCCCAAATGATTACCTTGTCATCAGCTTCCTCTAGTACATCAACTAGTTCTGTTAACCGATTGTTAGGTACCTTAATGATCTCGCCATCGTCACTCTTAAAATGTCCGCAGGTAATCTGATGCAGCCGAAGGATCTGGGTTAATACATTGTCAATGGTTAAGACCTTACCTTTAAGCACGGCAACGGCAATGTCAGCTACTTGTTTATATAGTTGTTTCTGTTCCTTGGTTAGTTCAACATATCTATATTGATAGATTTTTGCTGGCAAGTCTAGACAATCTACCTTCTTAACCCGGTAACTAAAACTCTGTAACGACTTAGTCAACTCATCTAGCTTTCTAAACCCAGTGATCTTCTTAAAGCTGCGGTTGCCGGCCTTGATATCAACCATGATAGCATAGCGGTTTCTAAAGGTGTAGTAACTGCTAAAGCCTAACAGATGCGGGTTCAAGAACTGGGCTTGACTGTAGATGTCTAATGGACTACGGGTCACTGGTTCACCAGTAAGGATACGCCGATACTTGGCATGCATACCGGTCTTGATTACATTCTTTGTGCGCTGTGCTCCTGGGTTCTTAATCGTAGTTGATTCGTCAACTACCATGATTGTACGTCCGCCAACGTCCATAAATAGCCTGGCAAACTTTGTACCCTTGTCCGTGCTAAAGGCTTCAACGTTCATGACTAAGATTCTTAGATCATCTGATTGCTTTAGGATCTGGTCTAATGCCTCTTGTTCTGCCTTTCTAGGTGCTGCATGCCAAGATGCGACCTGATACCTAACATGGTCAGGCAAGTGCGTTGGTATCTCCTTGGTAATCCAGTTCATATAGACACCCTTGGGCGCGACAATAAGAGCTGACTGAATCCGACCTGAGTCATAAAGATAGGCAATCGAATCAATTGCTACCTTTGTCTTGCCAGTTCCCATCTCCATAAACAAAGCAAACTCATCTTTATCCTTCGACATGTCCCAGGCTTTGGCTTGATGTGCGTATGGCTTTGTCTTAAAAGGATAAGCGTTACTATTCTCCATAATTAATCCCGTTCTCTCGGTTAATCCTAGTTATCCGATTTCGTAAAAAAGGTTGGTTTGAGGTTGGATTAGGTGCAAATTCTGTTTTGCCCTAGTCATTCCCACGTAAAATACCCGAGCTTCATCGTCTGGGTACTGTTGCATATATTTGTATGACCTTGCAGCCATGTCAGTTAGAATTAAAACATTGTCTGCCTCACCACCTTTGACGGCGTGGATCGTATTGATCTTGATCCGTGGATCAGCGGTTAAGCTTTCACCTTGCCTGCGTGCAGCAATGTAATACTCGCGTTCGGCGGCGGAGATGTAAGTCAAACGCTCGTGCCAGATTCCAGGTTCTAATTTAATGTCAGTTAAAGAATAGGTACGTTCCTTATCAGTTCGTTTTCTAAGACCCATGAACCGGTAAACTAGCTTTAATGCTTCACCATTAATGCGTTCACCTTTACATAGCCTAGTCCAGTTAACAATGGCCTTTAATGAATCATTCTGTAAGGGAGACTTCTTCATACTCTCAAACGGATAACCAGACTTCAAACAGGTTTCTTCAAGTTGTCTTGTGAGATAGGCGTTACGTGCGAGTAAGAGCCATTGTCCTTTGCTGAAGTCGACGGCATCTGGTGTAAAGTGCCAGTTAACGTTACCTTGTATCTCTGCTGGTTTGAATCGTTTGGGGACTCGGTTCTGGATACATGAGAGGAGATTAGTTGCCACCGCATGCACTGCCCTGGGCACCCGATAAGACTGATCGAGGATAACACGGCGTCCGGGTAGATGTATAAGTCTTTCAACATCGGCTCCGGCCCATCGATAGATAGCTTGATCGTCGTCACCTGCGACATATTTATCCTCCACGTTAGTTGTTAATTTTTCAACGAAGTCCCACTGTAAGGCAGATAGATCTTGGGCTTCATCGACAAATACAGAATCTAGTTTAGGACTATGACCATGTTCTAACCACTGTTCTAACAGATCTGTAAAGTCGTGCAGCTTGTGGATCTTCTTGTATTGCTTCAAGGTCCGTGAAACCCGGTCTAGTTCGTTCCAATCGATCTCATCGTCGCCAGATTCCTCATAGATCTTTCGTAAAGGTTTACGCGTAATCCTAGCTAGATTGTCTAAGAAGAAATACCGGTCGCCAAGCGGCATCCCCTGTAATAGACCATCTTCATTGTTAAACGAACCACTGACCTCGATCCCTAGCTTTTCACCTAGTTCGGTATAGTTAGTACGTTGCAGCATGCCAGAGGGTTTCATCCCTAGTTGCATAAAGGCAAGACTATGAATGGTTCTGAAGTACGGCATATCATCAGCGGTAAAGCCAAACCGTTCGGCTGCCCTAGTCCTAGCTTCATTTGCTGCCTTACGCGTAAAGGCGATATACCCAATTCGATTAGGTGAGATACCGCGCTCTAAACGTTCTTCAATAAACCGCATACCAGTCGTGGTCTTGCCTGTGCCTGGTGGTCCGAAGACAATGGTCCACGTCAAAATACTTCCTCGTTCCCTTGAATCTCAGGCGTATCAAAGTTGCCATCGTGCTTCTCAAACTCACTGATTGCCCAGATGTTAATACCCTTTCCTTTGATATTAAAGAAGTGGTGCTCAGCTCCGTTCTCTCGTAAGATTGAAGTAACCTGGTGGACCTTGTAATCCCTGAAATGATGACGATCTAAGAACGCCATTAAGTCTGCCATCCTAAAGAAGTGCTTGCCTTCATCAGTCCATGGTTTACCAAGAAGGATCTCTTCTTTAACCTTGGCTTGTACCCTGCCAGTACAGAATCGTTCGATGTATTCAAACAGTTGTCCGACAGGCGAAGCATCTGGTGGTGCTTCAATGATGGTTAAGTTTTCTAATAGATGATTGACTAACTTAGTCCATGCAATGTCGTTCATCTTGGCTGGCAAGACGTTTAGACGTTCCATGCACTTGCGCTGGAACCTACGCTGATTATGTAAGTCGTCTGTTTCTAATTCTAAACGACCGCCGCCATCAACGTCGAGGAACCAGATGGGAGGAAGAGTGTTAAACTTAGTAAGACTATGTACAGCAGGCATATCAGTAGAAGTCCCGACACCAAACTTACGAAGCTTGCAAACAGCAGCATTGCAATAGGGTGCGACAGGAGGCTTGCTGCACGTGTACTGGTACTCTTTTCGTTTGGCTGACTTGATGACACCTTGCACCTCACTACTAGATAGGGGAGGATCCATCAAATCGATATTAAAACCTTCGAGCTGAGACTCCCAGTTGTCCGGACTTTTCTTCCTACAGTATACAGCAATATTGAATAGTCCGTTGTTTCTTGTCCCTTGTGGAAAACCTTTAGTAGATAGATGCTGCAAGCACGGTGGTCCGTCTTCAAACCCGGCCTTTACATTGATTACTAAATCATCTAGCTGTTTAGCGGTAAAGCGATTGGCCATTACCTTTTCAATAAAAGCTTCTGGCTTCATACCCTGGCACCATCTGGTTTCGCCAAAGTAAGGCATATTGATCCATTGACCGATATCCCCACGATCCGCGAGGATTTTGGTTTGCTTCGGAAAAATTTCGCAGCCACCAAAGCCCATGTAAGCTGCTAAGTCCTTTAATCGTTGCTGCATGATGCCAGCATCAACCCATTCAGAAGTAAATAGATACAAGTGGATTCCACCAGACTTACTAGCACAGGGGAATAACGGAACCTTTAGTTCTTGAATGGCAGCATTAATTTTAGGTAGGTCAATACTGCCGTCGTATGTGTCAATATCGATAGCACCAAACTTACACATTGACTGGTCGTTAATTGGAATAACGCCAAGTCCTTGTTTACCTTCAAGGTGTTGTAACCACAGATCTTTAGTGACTGGTTCACGAATTGTAGTAGCTTTGCCAGTTAACTTATTGTCCTGACGACTGCCCTTAATTACGTATGTCCCATGAGCCCGTGGTAACCCCTCGAAAATTTCCATGAAATTTTCTACAAGCATAAATAAACCAGGGATTGTGAGTCCCTGGCCCTCTGTTAAAAGTGTTGCACGGTTTCGGCTTGATCTTGCTCAGGGGCTGCGGTCTTCACAGTACCTGACGAGACTTGTTGGGCAAAGTCACGAGCAGCTTGATAAATACCGGCGTCAGTAACTGGACCGATTGTATCGATGGTCCAACCAAACCACGCACCTTTATCATTCTGTTCTTGGATGGTGCCTAACTTATACATATGACTAAACCTTGCAGGAGTAACCATGCCATTAGGACCTTGGACTTTTAAGTTGTTCATCAAGCTGTTCCATCGGCGATTCTTCTTCAGTTGCGTGCTTGACATCACAATCAAGCCTGGCTCAATTGAACCTGAATCAGATACCGATAGTACAAAATGATACGCTGTTTCAACTAACACGTTGCCAGTTGCTGTAGTCAATTTGCCATCAATATTTTTGGCAGTAGAAACTACGTCGCTGGTGATGGTGTGTTGGCCTACTAATCCGCCGCCACTTGCACGTGGGCGCCATTCAACAAACTCACGCTTGTATGCGCAAGGGATTACCTTAATCTCTTTATAAGATTGCTCGGTAACAGTATTAAAGATCATGCCAGCCTTGGCACCTTCAATTGTGTCACACTGAGGCGATAGTTTTTGTAGCACATTAAAGAATGGAATAGCCATATCTTGACTAGTCATATTCTCTAGACCCATACCAGCGTCTGCTGCAAAGTCAATCACCATCAAGGCACCACCTTGATCTTTAGGTTTGATATCATTTTTAGCCATCTGAGTTATCCTTTCTTGATGGAAGTTTTTTGCCCAATGTAAATACCTAACAGATCAAAGGGCAGATTTTGACCTGTCTCTACCTGTTCACGCACAAACGCTTTAAACGTCATTGGATGAACGCCGGTCTTGTCAGTAAAGGAAGTACCTACTTCGACTAAGTGAGCCTTGAATTCAGCTGCACTGCTGTCTTCACCTTTACCAAAGCTAACGGTCACGTCATTCTTAATCAGGTCTCCATGACCATGATCGCGAAGCCATGACATTGCTTCTTCATACTTTTCTTTTGGCGGGTTTGCCTGGTAATATGGCTTGACAGTAACCTTGCTACCGTCTAGCAACTTAACCTCGGACAATCCACATTCAGCCAAAGCTTCGGGTAGATCCTTCTCAGAGACCTGAGTTAGTTCTTCTTTCTTAGCCTTAAGCTGATCTTCAAGATCAGTAAGTTCTTGCTCTAATTTAACTTGACGAGCTGCTAATTCGCCAACAATCTTTAGACTTTCGTCTGATGCAAAGTGTTCTTCAGAAGTCATCTTCTCTCCTCATTAAATCATATTCAACTACGTAATACCGCATCTCTTGCCGATCCCACTTTAATAGTTTCATACGACCGTTGTTTAACATACACGCCACCGCTCCGGCAGCTGCTATGGCGGCAGGATCGCCAACCATTAACAAGTAATCATTGTCAGAAAACCTTGCAAGGCCACGTTTTAGGCGGCTGATGGTAGGTCCTGCTGAAAATGCTACGTTGCCCGGGGGTAACAAGATGCGTAAATCGCCATACTGCTCGGCTGGCAGCAGATTGATTCCACGTGCTTCTTGCACCACATATACTGTCATCATTTCTCCTTTCTGAATATTAGTATATCACATTATTGCCAATAACTTACAAAGTAAATATTAAATCTGCAATTGATTTCCATGCATACGGTTTTGTAAACACAAACGACTCCTCAAGATGGCTGAGATGCAGCTTACAGGACTTGCTTGTTACTCCTTCAATCTTATCCATATGGTTCAACAATTCTTCTCCAGTGAAAATTAGAATCTCGTCGCCGTAGCGGGTGACGAAAAAGATTCGGCCTTTTTCCGCAACGCGTCGTACACAGAATGCCACTTGTGAGGTTCTAAGAAAGATGTAATGTCCCTTAGCAACCTTAAGTTCAAGCCAAACTTCAACGCCCTTGTGACAGATGTTAACATCAGGTGTTCCTATGCCAGCTGTGTTTTCAATACGTGTAACGTGGCCAGGAAGATTCGTCTTCATCAGGGCCCAAAAGGTAGACTCTTTCATTTACTTTCTCCAAGGCAAGTCCATCAGCCCACACATTACTGTAAACGCTTTTTAGTGCGGGGTTTGCTGCGTCTTTAAAATTGTCATAGTCAATATTAGCAATCATCTGGATAATGACCGCTTGCACCTGACCACGAGGTAAACTAACACGCCAATGGTAATCAGCATTTGGTGTATACTTAGGCAGCGAATGTGGAAATACCTTAGTGATATGCTCTGACTTACGAGCGCGCACTAATAAGAAACTCTTATCGTTTCGGTTTTCAACAATGCTTAACAAGCCTTCGGTGTGGAAAATCCACATATCAATTCTCCTTTATTTAATCTCACCCCAATTAGGTCCTATTTCTAAATCGACCTTTAATGGAACATTTATTTTAACACAGTTTTCCATAATCTCTTGAATCTTTTTGCCTTCATTACTGTCAGTGATACTGAAGTCTAGTTCATCATGGACTTGCAAGTGAGCAACATAACCTTCTTTATATAAGTCAACCATTGCCTTCTTAGTCATATCAGCAGCACCACCTTGAATGAGCGCATTCAATGACTTATGGACCATGGACCGTCTCAAGGGTCTACCAGCCCATACACGTTCAGCATCTTCCCTGGTCAATGGCTGTTCACGGTTTGGCCAAGTGTTTTGTGCATCAGCCGGTTCCCAAAGATTAAAGTGACGCTTACGACCTAGCAATGTCTTAATAAATCCCTTGTCAGCTACTGATTGGCTGCACTTGTGAGCAAGTTGCCTTACAAACGGAACACGTTGATGATACTGTTCAAACAAAGGTCTTGCCTCTTCATTACTTAAACCTAGTTGGGTAGCGAGCTTATATACACCCATGCCGTAGAACATACCTAGGTTAATCACCTTGGCTTGCTTACGTTTAATGCCTGCCATATCCGCAACCATTTGATGGAAGTCGGTGTCGCCAGTGTATTGCTGCACAGCTTCATCAGCACCACGTAAACCTAACAAGTCCGCGTAATGCACAAGGACCCGGGGCTCTTGTTGGCTGTAGTCACAGACTGCCCATTGTTTGCCCTCATCAGGTAAGAATAAACCGCGGATCAATGGACCCCAATGTTCGTCGCGTGCAGGTACTTGCTGCAAGTTAGGTGTGCTGCTGCTAAACCTACCAGACCTTGTACCGTCAGCATCCTTACGAAGGGCGTGGAATTGACAATGGATCCTGCCTGATACATTCATCTTCAGTACCATGCCTTCAATAAAGTCACGACGCATCTTATTGATCTTGCGGTACTCAGCTACCTTCCTAGCGATGTCATGGTCTTGACTGAGTAACCAGTCGCCAGTAAAGCTAGGTGCACCCTTAGGTGTTCTTGGATACCAGATGTTTAGCTTATCAAAGGCCTTGCCAAGGTCATCGGCTGACCAAGGTTCTAGCATAAAGCCAGCGGTGTCTCGTAATTCGCCAAGCATCCTTGCTTCGTCTTTTAGATACTGATCATTGAGTTGTTCAGCACGGTCAACGTCGACACGGACCCCCTTAAACCGCATGTCAAGCATGATTGGCACTAGGTCTGATTCAAGGGTAAAGATATCCCATAGGTCTTCTTGCTTCAAGATCTTTTCTTGGATAGCCCAAATCTTAAGTGGTAAGGCAGCATCAGCCTCGGCGTATGGACCTACAAATCTTGCAGGTAATTTCCATAGACCACTCTTAGGATCAACACCAAAAGCGCTTGCAGCTTGACGCAGCAAGGTCTCATCTTTATCGATGCCAAGATACTTCTTAGCTAACGCAGACAGGGAATAACTTACTTGGTTCTCATCAATCAATGGTTCAGCAATTTGAATATCCCAAATCGGACCGTTAACTTGAATGCCTTCAGCGCGTAACCATTCTAAATCATAGATTAGATTAGCCCCAACTTTCGGAGTTTCTGTCTTAAGGACATCCTCCAAGAATCGAAGTACACTAGCTTTAGGCAGATTATCGCCACCTTCATGCGCAATCGGAAAGTAGCCACAGTAATCCTCAGTCGCGATAGAGACGCCCACAACGTAGCCATCATATCTCACTCCGCCCGGACCGCGCTCCATCAGGAATGGATCTTTTGTCTCGCAGTCGAATGATATGATTTTTGCGCCAGCCAGATTGGGGAATTCCTTTGGGGGAGACCAATCCGATCTCGGCATAAACATGCTCAATTGGTCCATGATATATCCACTCACCTTTCCATAAATTTTTAGCTTCTAAATTGACGTACTCCTCTAAAAAGACAATACGTTTACAGCCAGTATTCATCAACAACTTCACACAGGTTACACAGGGACTGACGGTTATATACGCCGTTTGAATCTTACTGGTATCCTTACACTGCAGCAATGCGTTTTGCTCGGCGTGTATAGCCTCACACTTGTCCAGACCAGTTCCTGGTTCGTAACTCGCGCCAGCACAAGGATGATCGAGACAATGATCAGCCCCACGAGCAACGCCGTTATAACCAGTAGCAAGTACGTGCCGATTATCGTCCACGAGAATACAGCCAACGCGACGCCTTCTACACGTCGCACGCAGCGAGACGAGCGCAGCCATCGCCAAAAAGTACTCATCACGCTTAGGTCTCCAGTATTCCAGTTCCATCAGCTTTCTCCCATAGCCATTCAATTAAGTCATCACCATGTTGAAACCATGGGATCGTTGGTATCTCAAGAATCTCGCATTGACCGCGGACAATTAACTCAGCTAGTGTCCACTGTTCCTCATACAAGTGCATGCTGCCTGCTTGTAAGATTAACGAACCAAGTTCTGGTTTATGCTTAAGATGACAGATCACGTACCTTGCTAGCATGCTAAAGTTAAAGACATCGTATGGCCAACCGAGCCACAGGTCTGAACTGCGCATGGTATCAACCACATGCAATAGACCGTCACGGATTAAAAATTGCACACTAACCGTACATGGAATGTCCTTGCTTTTAGCCGGATTAGGGCGCCAAATCGTAAGGACTGCTTGCCTTGTATCTGGATCATCATTCAAAGCAGCAATGACTGAGTGCATTTGATCGCGGATCATGGGCCCATACGCACCATTGAAAAAGTAACCATCATCACTAAAATTACTGATGGCTTTACTATAAGGTGCAATCGAGTTAACGCGATTATCGCCACTGAGAATCCATGCAGCTTCGGCTGCCATAAACTTATAACCTAGCTTACGTTCTTTAACGGTTAATACTGGCCATTCCATTGGGATCGAAGTCTGATAACCAATTAGCTCTTTAATACGTTTACCTCGTGGCGAGGCGATTGTGCCTTGTGTTAAACAAGTTTCAATCGTCTGTAGCCATTGACTGTTAGTGGATAGCATGACGTAATACCTCTCTCATCTTATCAACGTGCCCTTCAAACCGACGCATGTATGATGGGTGTTTGATGTGTTCAAAAATAGTCCAGCCCTGGCTCACTACGTGATCTAGTGATTTTTTACCTGCGCAAATAACCTTTAAATGATTGTGCTGCCACAAAAGACTATTGACAAGCTCATTCGGTGAGCCATCGGCATGGTAAGCATTGGCCCACATAAACAACTCTTCGCTGGCAGGAACCCGATGCAAAGCTTCGGACAGGTACAAGCTTGAATGTCCGTAGTCATAGAATGGCCAAGCCATGTTCCTAAACTTAGGATTGACTTGATCACCAATGAATAGATACTTTGCCGTGGCTAAATGACCGAGCATGTTTGGATTATTAGGATCAAGTGCTGGTTGGAACTGAGCAGCACGCCAGCTTTTAGCTCGTTCTACTGCCCATTCGGTAAACATGCCAAGACGATCACCCCAGGTTTCAATGGTATAGGGTAGATGATCTTGCCGATGGTACAAACCACCGCTGCGAGTCAGATAGTCAGTGTAGTTCTCGTCATCTTTGTGGTCTTTGTTGCCAAAGAATAGATCACGATAACGC